TTGTTTCTTCATACATTAAAACAATAAAAGACCAGTAGTAATAAGGAACAAAGTTTTATATAACGCAATATAACCCGCATCACTTAATTCTCCTTCAACAGGTTTTGCAGCCTGTATATATTCAGTTTTATATCTACTGCCATCTGGAATCTTGTCTGGGTTTGCTTCCCAATATGCAGCGGCTTCCGCACCGATGAGTCCCTTTACAGGGCACGGAGTCCCAGCATCGAGCATGCTCGTCCAGACACGAGGGTCCTGACACAACAATGCCACCGCACTTACTTTCATGCCAAAAGCGTACTGACTGCGAGATAGTTTGAGAAGCTGACATAGTTCGTCATCTACCAAAACGCCTGTAGCTAAACCTAACACATTATTTTGAACACTTCCGCCAACGCCCACTTTACATATATCTGAATTAGAATTTGGAATTACCGGTGCATTTGCTGTTGGGGGTGTATTATTTACTACAGTTGACGACACGGTATTGGTCTCAGCAAACGAGTTTGAAATTGATAGGTACATAAATATCAAAGATAAAAATGCACAGAAAAGGTAGAAATATCCTTTTAACATCTCCATCTCTTTCTTGCTTGTCTTAGTCTTGAATTTGGATCTTTAGCTGCTTTGGGAAATTTTTTCATTTGTCCTGCACTTCTAGCACAAAACGATTTTCTTCTTTTTGCTGACTTAGAACCAGGTTTTACTTTACCTGTAACAGCAGTTTTTAATTTAGAACCAGGATTGTCTTTTCTATATTTAGCAACACCTGCCTTAGTCATTCCCGCCCCAGATTTAGTGGAGCGGAAATATTTTTTTGTTTTAGGTGGTTGCTTATCAGCCATTACTAAAAATACAAGTTAAGGATGTCACATTAGTTAAAGTAGCGTGTATTTGAGTTTGAAATCTAATACCACTATCACCTATGTAGGTATCTATTACTGCTGTGGCACTACCAGGAGTATCTATATCAAATCTAGTTTCTCCACCACTTGCATCTTTAAGAACAATGCTACCTGCGGAACCTGCACAAACAGCATGAATAGCTATAAGTCTAGCAGGACCTGTCGTAACATTGCCAGTAGCAGTTACCTTCGATGTTTTATATCCAAACATAACTTACTCCTTACGCAGGTATATCTCCAGCAAGTGCTATTGAATTATTTTGTAAATATTTCACAGTTACTGTTGCATTACCTGTTGTTGCATCTCCATTAGCTCCTGTAAAGTCAGCTAAAACCTGAATATCAGTTGTGCCAACATTGGAAGCTTCTGTATCAAGAGTACCATAAGTAGTACCTAGTGCTTTAACATTAGCAGCATCAATAAAAGCATTGCCATCCGCTACTGTTCCTACTGAAACAGTTGCAGCACCGCCATCATTATTTACTGTTGATACATTCAATATCACATCAGTGATTTGTGAGTTTGCAGGGATTGTTGCTATCACTTGATTTAAGTGAGAAGCTCCAATGATATCAGCATATGCTGATTGCCCCATTACAACAAAACCTGTGTTCTTAACATCTGTACCAATGGTAATGCCTGTTGTATCTTTAATTGTTCCGGCCTTAACTGGTCCAGAAAATGTAGTTGTTCCCATGTCTACCTCCTTGTTAGTAGTCGCCTAAGCGTCTTGGGTTAATATAAATTGGATTTAAACATAAAAAAAGGGCGGAGTCAAAGACAACCGCCCCTTTAGAATAAAAAGAAAGATTCTTATTAAGAACCTTGTGAACCGTATACACAACGAGGATCAGAGAAGCCGAAGCTATATCTTTCTCTCGCCTTATATCTTACATTACCTGTATCGAAGTCACCTTCCATAGCGGTGGATAATGCTGTTCTTACAAAATGCTTAAAGCCATTTGGTGTATCAGTTTTAATGAAATAACCGTCTGTATCAGTTAAATAGTGATTTACTGTATAACCTTCAGGGATCATGTTCATGTTTCTTAATGCATTGATGTCATTATCAGCAGTTCCTACTCGACCTGGTGAGTTTAAGATTCTATCAGCAACGAATTGTAGTTGGACTGGAATAATCAGCTTTCTACCTCTTGTTGCAATTAATAGACCTCTTTCATCCACATACTGAGAAATGTCAATTAACGCCTGCTCTAATGAAGTTTCATTAAGGTCAGCGTCAGTTGCACTTCTATTTGAGAATGTGCCACCAAGTGCGGTTGGGTGAGCGAGGTTCACAAGTGAAACACCGTCACCACCAGGATTAGATCCTGCTGCGCCAGATGCTGCAAAGGCATTGTTTAACACGTCAGCAGCTTTAATCTGCTTTGTGTATGCCATTGATCTAGCTAATGCACGTGTGTATCTAGCAGAAAGTCTGTCGTAAAGATTATCTTCAACTGCTTCTTCAGTAATAGCAAATGCTAGTGCAATTGTTTCGTGTGAATAGCGAGAAGTAAAGCTTTCTTGTGCTTGATCAAAAGTGACTGCTGCACCTTCAGATTTAGTTCTTGCATTACCGAAACCAACTAACATTACTTCTTCTTCAAAAGCTCTCTCAGATGTTTCTTGATCAAAGATTTCTGCGTGTTCGTTTTCGTATTTATCATACTCCAGGCCGAATAAAGCGTTCAAACCTGGCTCTAACTCTTTAACGAGTTGTTGTCTTGATATTGCCATAATTTATGCTCCTATATGCCTGTTGTATCCGTGAATGAGTGTTTGTTGATCTTTACAATGATTGAAGCGTTTGCCGCTGTGTAATCGTTGTTATCAGGATCAGTTGAAAGACTCACTATTCTAAAGTTAGCAGCGCTTGAGGTAGCAAAAGAACCACCATCTAAAGCAACACCTGATACACCAGATTTTGTTGAACCTGCTGCATAAGTTGCAATGTTTGCATTACTACCGACTTGTGCTTGACCACCATTTGTGTCGTCTACTTTAACTTCAAATAGGGCGTTGGGATCATCGATCACGTTAGCTACGATGTCATCAGCTACGATGCTACCTGGGTAATAGTTGGAATAGGTTGGTTTTTGTGTAGTAGGATCAGTATAAAAACATCCGTTGAAAACCCCTATCAACTCAGCACCCTTGGTAGAACCCACAGAGATTGCACCGTTTGCATTTAATACAACGGGATCTCCTTGATATATTGCACTTGATTCATTGCTTGCAATTACGTACTCGTTTTGAGCAGATGCATTATAACCTGCTCCAACTTTCTTTAATGAGCGAAAACCAAATACTGCATTTATATTTGCCATCTTGGACTCCTTACGTCTAAGTTGTTTATAAAAGACTTATGCTGACTGTTATTTTTTACCGCCACCAAAAGTCACCTTACTCTGCCTATCCGCATGAATAGGCATACTAGGGTGTTCGTCTCTAAATAAATCATTTTCAACTGACTCGGTTTGTCCTTGTGTTTGTTGTCGGAAATATTCATCCCGATCTTCTTTTACTTCAATAGGACATCTCATCAGTAATAGACCACCTACTCCTATAACACCTTTGTATTTACCATCTTCGTATTTTGGTAAATCAAGTCTGTCTGGATAATTATCTGCCCTAACAAATTCATATCCAGAGCGAAGTCTACCCATGATATTTTTATCATCAGTCATACCTCGCATTTCAGCACGAACCCAACGATGATGCCATCCTTCTGGGGGCTCGGGTGCTTGAAGCGATGATGGAGGAACCCAACCTCTTTTACGAACATTATTTTCACGGGTCTCTGAAGAGCGTGAGGATTTTTTTACTTTAGTTTCTGTTTCCATTTTTATGCCTCCTTCACGTATTTAGCATATTGTTCAAGTGTTACACCTAATCTCTTAGCCATTGCAGCTTGAGAGGCAGACAACTTGACTGTCCTACGCCCAGATGTTTTTGTACTGCGTGTAGCAGAGGCAACAGGTTGAGCGACTTTTGTTGCTTCTGGACTTCCCCCATCATTAAATTTCTGTGGAAAGTATTCACGAATTTTTTTATTCAATTGATCATAGTATAAATCAGTAGAAGGATCAATCTTTTCTTCAAGTACAAGATTTTTGTGAATTGCCTTGGCTGCTTCAGTCATAACCTCATCTTCTCCAAACCAATCATTTTTTTCAGCCCATTCAACTGCTTTTGGATCAGCTTTTGCCTTGGGTATATAATTTGTCTGTTGTTGATTATTGTTACTTGAAGCTTCTTTTGATTCTTTTTGCTCTTGAATTTGCTTTGAATATTTAATTCTTTCTGAATCAATAGTTAAACGAGCAATTTCTTGATTAGCTTCTATTTGAGCTTCAACATCTCTTTGTGCAATAGCATTTTTTAATTTATTTTTTGCTAAATCAATTTGATTTGCAACTCTAGATCCAAACTCATCAATATAATTTTTATCTAATGTTTCATATTTTGACTTAATATCTTGAGCTTCTTTTTGAACACCTTGAGCATAAGATACTGCTGATTCTTCTCTCCTCTCAGCTTCCCTTAACCTTTTTGTGAGTTTATCTATTCTAGCTTTTACTTTTGTAGAATATTGTTCAGTTTCATCTTCAACTTTTGGCTTTTCAACTTCAGTTTCAGCAACTTGAACTTCATCCTTATCAGGTTGTTCAATTGATTTATCATTTTCGTCTAGAGTAATTTCTAAACTTTCTTCTGATGTATTTATTGGCATATTTTTATCATCTTGCATGTTAGCCTCCTTACATGTTTAGGAAATCTTCAGGGTCATTTACCACTGCTAAGATTTCATCATCATTCATTAACCTTACTTCACCCTCTTCAATCTTAATTCTAGATCCTGCATACTTACCAAAAACAACAAAATCTTTCTCTTTGCACCAAGGTCCATCTGGAAATCTTTCTTTGTCTTTATATGCGTCAGGTCCAACTTTTAAGACTAATCCAATGCTACTAGCTACCTGTGATTCTTCAAGGGATTTGTCAGTAAGAATTATACCACCTTTTGTTTTCTCTTTTCTTTT